AGAAGGAGGGGAGAAGGAGGGGGAGAGCGCTGAAGCGCTACCCCCACCCCCCCGCTGTGCACAACATGTGGATAACCCGAGTCCCGGTCCGTGCGGTCCTTGCAAGGACGCTCGTCTGACCCGGAAGGCGTGGGACGCCTTAGCCGGGGAACGAGCCCAGGAAGCGTTGCTGGCCCAACGCAAGTGCGTGCACTGCGATGCGGACGGCTACCGCTACCAGGACGGGACGCGGGTGCCGATGACCCCGTACGTCAGGTGCGACCATCGGCCACTTCGGAGCGTGTCATGAGTCGAACTCATCGCGAGGTGTCCGATCTGGAGTGGCGCATGACCCGCGCCGAGGCTGAGCGGGCGGTGTGTCCGCGGTGCCATGCGGCAATCGGGGAGCCGTGCACGAACACGTTCGGGGACGAACTGCGGGCGCCGGCGCATTTCCAGCGAATCAACGCAGCCCAGGAACTGGAGGCGCCATGACCCAAGTCCGCCGTCCTCGCTTCGCCAGCTTCACTGCGGTACGGGCCGGGCGGGGCAACATCCCCGTGATGCTCGATCTTCCGATCCCGCCGGAGTGGATGGCGGGCGGCTTGTGCGCCCAGACGGACAGTGCGGCGTTCTTCCCGGAGAAGGGTGGCTCAACCCGCGAGGCCAAGCGGATCTGCCAGGGCTGCGAGGTGCGTGACGAGTGCCTCGAGTACGCCCTCGAAAACGGCATTCGCTTCGGTGTTTGGGGCGGGCTTTCAGAACTGGAGCGACGGAAGCTGAAGCCAGCTTCGCCAACCCGTCCGCAGCGGTTCTTCGAGCAGCGAGGCGCCCAGGTCCGGGCTATGGCTGCCGAGGGTACCGACGTCGTGGTGATCGCCGAGCGGTTCGGCCTGTCCGTCACGCAGGTTCGGAACATCCTGCGGCGCCGACTGGTGAAGGAGGCATCGTGACCGGCCCGGAACTCGCCAAGCACGCGGGCATCACCTACCGACAGTTGGACTTCTGGGTTCGCGCCGGCTACGTCACCCCAACCGGCGGTGAAGGAACAGGACACGCTCGGGACTTCTCGTGGGTGCAGTGCCAGATGGTGGCGTGGATGGCCCGGCTGGTGAAGGCGGGCTTCAAACCGGCCGCGGCAGCAGAGCTGGTGCGGTCCGGTGAGGCCCGGGAGAAAGCAGCGCAGGCCCTTTTGTCCGGTTGGTTGGAGAAGAGCGCATGAAGATCTACTTGGCCGCCAGGTACAGCCGCCACCCCGAGATGCGGGAGGTGCGGGACTGGCTGGAGGAGCGGGGCCACAAGGTCACCTCACGGTGGATCGACTGCTACGGCGGAACGCTGCCGGACGCATTCTCGGTCGAGGAGCTGAACGCCCACCCGGAGCGCTGCGCCGCCCAAGCGCTGCACGACGTCGAGGACTCGCGGGAAGCCGACTGGGTGATCAACTTCACCGGCTCCGGCGGCCAGCGGGGTGGGCGGCACGCCGAATTCGGCATGACGGTGGAGCGTGGCCAGAGGGTGATCCTAGTCGGCCCACGAGAGCACGTCTTCCACTGCCTGCCGCAGGTTGAGCACTACCCAGACTGGCCGACACTGCAGGCGGCGTTGGACGGTGGAGCATGAGCTACCCCGAGCGCCGGCCCAGCGTGGCCGCCAGCGAGCCCGTAGGCCCGTCCGACGGCCCAGGCACCGGAGAGGCCGCCGTGGAGGCTCTGGCGCGAATCCTGGACGCGGAAGACCCAGCGACGGTGAACTGGGTGGCCAGGCTGATGCGCGCCGCCGATGCCCGGGAGTTCGACTCCCCGTCGGGTTGGCTAGTCCCGTGGGGACAGCTGCAGGCCCACCACAAGCGTTGGTATCGGGCAAAGGCGAGGGCCGCGCTTCGCGCACTGCGGGCGGCGGCTGACTACCGGCTGGTGTCCGAGGAGCCGTCGTGACCTCGGTGACCCGCCGGGACTGGCAACCAGGCGATGGCCTGGTTTGCGTCCACGCCAAGAAGGCGCCCCCGGAGATGCCGTGTGGCAAGCCGGTCACGACCGAGGTCTGCCAGACGAACGCCGTGGGCCGCCGCACCTACCCCGTTACCAAGGCGTTGTGTCGTCAGCACGCCGGGATCGACCCGGCGCCGTCCGAGGTGATGGGCCTGGCCCGGAAGGCGGCCATGGAGCGGCTGTGCGCCGACCATTGGGACACCTACTGCGGCTACCTGAACGAGGCGATCGCTGACCTCCGGGAGCGGTTGCGCACTCAGCCCGAGGAGCCATCGTGACCTACGGCTGCCGCTGCGACCTCTGCCGGCACACCACAGGGGACTGCATCCGCTGCGGTGTCCTGGATCGAGAGCCGGGGGATGACGTGTGCCGCGAGTGCTCGGAAATTCTGGAAGCCGATCATTCGGAGGGCGGGCCGTGATCACCTCTGGCCTTCCGGCCCTTCCATGCGGCGACGGACGGACGCTTGGGTTGCTTGGCACCGGGCTTGTGGACATACCAAGCCACGAAGTCGCGGAGGACCTTCGCGGCGCCGCTCTCCCGGCCTCGTTCCGCCGGGGGGCAGGCGCCGAGGAAAGCATCCCACAGGTCGTCTGGGATGCGGATGTGACGCTTTCGCTGGCCCTCGCTCGGCACGGTGCAAGCCTACCGGGTGGGCTCCCAGTTTCGCTAGAGAACGCCTTGCGGGTGGGCTCCCACCCTGATAGGCTGAGCAGCACCAACCGCACGGGAGGCTCCCCAATGATCACCAACTCCGAGGTATCATCAGTGGACAAGGCCCATCACGCCGTTGGGATCGCCAGGACCTTGTCGCCGGCCATGCGTACGGCGCTCCTGCGAGTCATCCCATCGGGCGGTGCGGTGACCATGGCCGCGCTAACCCAGCGCGGCCTCGTCGAGACCAACGGTGTCCGGTACTGGCACACCGAGGTCGGCGGCCTGGTGAACGCGGTGCTCGCCCACGGCGAGGACGCCGTTGTTATCGACGCAATCCGACAGGAGGGCGGGCGGTGCCGTGCGCAGCTCTTCGCCCGCCTTGCCAGCGGCACTGACCGCTGATCTGCGATGGAGGCAGCAATGTATGACTCGATCTTCGAGTTGACCGAGCAGCACGTAACGCTGCTGCGGCACGCCTACGTCGCCTGGGAGGATTGCGAGTTCGGGGCGCCGGCCATCAACCCGAAGCGCCCCTACGGCAACTCCGACGTCCTCACCGACATCGCCAAGCTGCTCCACCCAGAGTTCGCCGCGATGCGCGAGGGCGCGCAGATGGACTGGATGGAGGACAACGAAGCCCGGCTCCGTGCCGTGCACGAGGAGACCGTGACCGCTCTGCAGATCGTCCTGATCACTGGTCAGATGCAGCCCGGCCGGTATGTGCGCGAGGTGGTTTACGACCAACGGGGTTGGCGGCCGACGAACGACTAGTTGATCTGCGATGGAGGCAGGGGCAATGACAACAGCGGACAGCGAAGAGACCGAGGTCGTGATCGACCTGAGTCTGCTGCCGGAGTGCGTCCGCGTGTTTGTCGGGGAGCACATCGGGGACACGGACGAGGTTCACGACGTCGGCTGTGGGCACGAGGGCTGAGGGGAGGGGCAGCCATGATCGGGCCTGGGGTCTACCAGTACGACAGCCGAGCGCCGCTGGCTTGCCGCACCGCCGAACGGCACATCGGAGTTACGGCAACGGAGCCGTTCCATAGCAACGGGTTGAACGCGGTCTGCGTGGAAGTGAATCGGTACACGTTGACGGTCTCGGGTATGGCTGGCGGCTACGTCTACCCCGCTGAGACGGTGATGGACGAGGTCCGTTCGGCGACCGAGACAACGCTGGCCGAACTCGAAGCGGTAATCAACGAGTTGGTCGGGCACAGGGACCGGCTGCGGTCGGAACTCAAGGTGATCGACGAGCGCGACTGGGACGGGGATTGATCATGGCCACCACCGACGAACTGCGCGACCGTGACTCTCTTGCCCGGTCCCTCGTAGACGCAGCAGCCGAAGCGATCGACGAAGCCGTGCGGTCGAAGTGGCACGGCGACAACCTGGACTTCCTATCGTCGCCGGATGACTGGGCTCGCGCGGCGGCGCTCGCTGTCCTGGAGAAGCTGGCCTCGGCCGGAGCGGCGATCGAGGACTACGGAGCAGACGTTCCTGAGATGTGCCGCGCGTTGGTAGCTCAGATCCGGGAGGGCAGATGACCCACACCGAGAGCCTCGCCCGCCAACTGGTCGACGCAGCCGAGCGGGAGACCACCAACGGACCACGCGCCGTGGTCGCCGCCGTTCTCGACGCTTTGGGGGATGAGCACCGCGCCGGGTTGATGCCGTACAACCCGGGCCCGTACATCCACCTGTTGGCCGAGATGGTGAGGGAGGGGTCGTGAGCCAGGAACTGCGATTCGTTGGTGTCGCGACCGACGACGGTGGTCAAACGATGATGATCCAAGCGGTCACACCTGGGGGCTCGGTGCGGAACATCCGGCTCACCGACCAGCAGGCGGTGGTGGTCATCGCGAGGTTGGCGCAGAAGCTCATGGTTCGCTCTGAGTTGTGGAGGGACAGATGACCGCGCTGAACTACACCCCACTGAGACACAAGATGCTGGCGGCCATTGCGGACGGCAAGGTGCGGACCAAGCCGGGTCAGGGCTGGCGGTTTGAGGTCGCCCACGCTGGGCAGGCCCACATGGCGCGAACCTGCGGCGACCTCTGGGACGCGCAACTGCTCGACCTCCAGTCGATCAGCCCCGTCATGGGCCTGAACCCGGACGGGCAGTACGTCCTTGAGGTCTGGACGGCTCAACACGGGGAGCCGACACCATGACCGAGAACTACACCCCGCCGCCTATGTCAGCGACTAGGTCAGGTGGGGTTCCACTGTCCACCAAAGACCAGGCTCGGGAGGCGCAGCGGTTCGGCTGGAATCTTCGCTGCAACCGATGCGGGGGGTGGGGCGCGTCGTGGTTCGACGGCCACCGGCCGGGCTGGGGCTCCCTGGCGCTATGCGACCCGCACGCCGACGAACTCGACGCGGAGATGCGGCGCCACAAGTCGGCACTGGTCGAACTCCGCGACGTCCGGTTCGAGCAGTCATGACCGCCCGCCGCACCCAAGCCATCCTCTCCAGCCCCGGCGACTGGGGTGTGTACGCCAATGCCGGTGAACATCAGCGGTACATGGAGCCGGCGATTAATCGGCGCCACCGCTGCTCGACCTGTCCCCGACCGAGGCCCGCCGCAACCCACGTGGGCATGTGTAACGGGCTGGCGTTGATGTCGGGGTGTGAGTGGCACGCCCGGAAGTGGGTTCAAGGGCAGGAAGGGGTCCGAAGTTGACCGCCGAGAAGATCAAAAACCTCACGATCCACCAAGCCGCCGAATATGTCGGCGTCAACCCGCGCACGATCCGCCGTTGGATCTCCCAGGGCCAACTGCCAGCGTCCCGAGTGGGACCACGCCTTGTCCGGATCAAGGCGGATGATCTCGAGGGAATTGTGCGGCGTATGCCTACGGCGGAGCTGCGGCCTGCGCCCGCAGCGCGTCAGCCCGATCAGATCACCCAAGTCGCGCCGGCTCTTTGCCAGCACAAGGAGCCAACTCCGCAAGCCATGCGTCGACTCGGCATCAGACGGCCCAAGCAGTCGCCATGACCGCCCTGCCGATCACCGTAGCCCCCGACTACGCATTGGGCGCGCCGTCTGTCCGCCTGTTCGGGACGATGGAGTTCACCTTCGGGAAGACGCCGACGGCAACCAAGCAGCGGCAACTCCTCGCCCTCCTTGCCTCCCGGGCCGGGCAGCAAGTCACGATGCGGACCCTGATCGAGGAGTTGTGGCCGGGGTTGGAGATCAGGAAACCGAGGGCGAGTGTTGAGACCTATGTGCGCTGGCTCCGGAAGAGTTTCGGTCACGAAACCATCCCCCGACGACCGATGGGTTACACCTTCGCCGTGGACCCGATGATGGTGGACGCGCACCGGTTCGGCGCCTACGTGGACCAGGCTGAGCGCGAGTCCCACGGCGATGTTCTGGCTGCTCAGGACACCCTGAGGGCGGCGATGTCACTGTGGCGGGGACCCGTGCTGGAGGATGTAGAACGAGGTCCCGTGCTGTACCGCTGGGCGGCGGGAGTTGAGGACAAGTACCGCACCGCGCAAGCCCTGGGCTGGGGCATCGCCCTTCGGCAGGGCCGCCACCGGGACATCCTGGACGAGCTGCGGGCGGCGCTGCGGGAGGACTGGACCGCAGAACATGTCGCCCAACTGTTGATGACCGCGCTGTACCGCTCGGGTCGGCAGGTGGAGGCGTTGGCGGTGTTCCGGACGGTGCGGCGGGCGCTGATCGAGGAGCAGGGGCTGCGTCCGTGCCGGGAGTTGCAGCGGTTGGAGCAGCAGATCCTGGCGGGGGACTCGGCGTTGGAGTTGGCGGCGAAGTGAAGCACGGTGGCTATGCGGGCGATGGCGTAGACGTCTACCCGGTTGGGCTGCTGCACGACCTGCGCCTCGCCTGGGGCACGGTCCGACATGTTCCGTCCCGCGCGGGCTGGGCGTTGGGCAAGCTGGGCCGGGGGTTCGGTCGTGGGTGGCGGAACCGGTCGTACTGGAACGGCTACCTCGCCGAGCCGACAGTGGAGGGTCAGTGGACGCGCTGCGGGCATGGCTGGACCCGCAGGCGGGCACTGAGGGACCTGAACCGGCACGTGATAGGAGACCGGGATGCCTGACGTCATCGCGCGGCTGTCGGAGACCCTAGACGAGCTAGAACGGGTAGCCCGCGAAGCCACAGACGGGCCGTGGGAGTTCGATGGCGATGCCGTGGATGTCGTCCCATCGAACCGAAGCGGGGAGTACGTAGCACGCTACGTCGGTGACGTCTGGGGCGAAGTCAAGACCATGCTTCCGGCGGACGCTCGCCACATCGCCCGCTGGGACCCCCAGGCTGTGCTCCGATTGGTCGCAGCCATGCGAAAGATTGTCGAGATGTATCAGACCGCGACCGATGGCCGGACTGCCTCAGCGAGGACGCGGGATCTTGACCTCGCGAGCGCGATGGGCCGGAAGGTAGCGCTGGGCAATGTGATTGAACTGCTCATCGCCGCAATGGAGCCCTCCAATGAGTGACCACCGCTTAACCACCGGCCACGTCCACGACCGCGGCCTCAACGTAGGAGCAGCCAAGGGCAACTCACGGTGGGAACGACGCCGAGCAGCCCGGACGGTGGCACACCATGCAGTAGACGCCGCTGCCGCAGCCGAACTGCTGGAGATGATCGGCTTGACGGCGGCGGACGGGCTGGAGAAGGGAGAGGCGGCGTGACCGAGATGGTGATCTGGAAGTACTCGCTGGATGAGCACTTCCAGGAGGTTGAAATCCCGCTTGCAGGCAAGGTTATCCACGTTGGGCAACAAGGCGGCGCGCCGACGATATGGGCCATCGTTGACCCGGAGCAGCAGTCACACGTGCGCCGCTTCTACGTAGTCGCTACTGGCGGCGTAGTGCCTACTCCTGCGGTCTATCACGGGACGGTTCAGATGCCAAGCGGGCTCGTGTGGCACATATTCGAGGGTGGCCATGCCTGACCTCTCGGACACTCTGGCTGCTATCGACGCCGCTACTGGGTGTCAGCAGTGCGAAGGACCACTCGGGAACTCCCCGTCGGACTCGTTCTGTTCCGATGGCTGCCAAGGCGCTTGGTTTGCCTCCCGCAGCGAGCCACTGGAGATGGAGCAGCACAGCCCCGAGCCAGCGTCCGTGAGCTCCTATGCGCGGTACTGGCTGAACCGCTGGGCCGAGGAAACCTCGCCGCCTGGCGGAGCCGTGCGCATTGCGCTGTACACCTCCAACCCTGCGTCTGACGGTCAGTCCAGCGTGGCCGCAGACGCGCGCGGCGGTCGGTGGCACAACTCCAGCATCGCCGTCGAGTGGGCCGACGAGATCCACGTCCGGAACGAAGAGGTGGCAACCAGGTACCGCGAGTCGCTGCAAATGGTGTCTGATCACTGGATTGACACGGGCCTGCTCCCAGCCGCCCAGAGCGAAACAGCCGATGACCCTGATCCCCAACGCCGCCAGAGGGCACCGCGGCGCATCAAACCCAAGGGGAACCCGATGACCACCCAGCCCGAGATCCACGAAGTTGCCACCTGGTTCACCGCTCCAGGATGGTCCCGAGCCCACGAGCTCGAAGTGGCCGCCATCCAAGGCTGTGACACCGTCTGGACCACATGGTGCGGCAAGCCCTATCCGTACCTGGAATATCCCGACACTCCCACTCAGGCTCCTGACGCGATGCCCCGTTGCCGGAACTGTCCGAGGAGCCCGGGGAGGCGCAGATGACCAAGACCAGGGTGCGCAAGCACGGCACCAGGTGGCTCGTCCTGCGCCGAGGGGGGCGGCAATGGGCGTTCTACACCTGGACCGAGGCCATCGAGTCCCTCCATAACCTTTACTGGCATTACGGACCCACCGTCAGGAATTCTGACCCGGGGAAGATGTGGTGCTACGACTGTGGTGCCGAGGTCTACGGGTTCAAGGAGGGGTACATCTGCTCGGGGTGTAGCCGTGGATGCGAGGACGCATGACCACCCAGGAGACCCAAGGCGGCGGCTACGCCTGCCTCTGCTGTGGACGCTCAGGCGCAGGACACAGGTACGCCTGCCATGACTGCATCCGGGACATGCGTCGCTGGCTGGCCGAACTCGAGGACTACGCCACCATCATCATCGCCATGCAGGGGTCAATCGGGTCCAAACCGCACGGCAGTATCGGGGTCTCCTTCGGGTCCAAACCGCCCGTCTCCCTGGCAACAGTGGCTGCACTCGACCCGCGCAGCTGCGCGCCGGACAGCGAGGAGCCGGAGCCGGCGATCCCGGACACGGTCGCGACCGCCGTGCTTGCGCGAGACGGCCGTCAGTGCACCTGGATTACCGGCCTGCTCCGCGGCGGCCCCTACGCCTACCTCAACGACAGATATGAGGCCGTCCGACGGTGTCCCGCCGCTGCCTCGGGCGTCGATTTCATTGCCAACCGGCACGAGTTCGACCTGATGAACCTGCGGTCGCTCTGCACCCCGCACCACGCGAACCAGCAACGCCGAGTCGCGGCGAACTTCGACCCGGTGGGCTGGGAAGGCCACGACAACGTCCGCTCCCTCACGGGAAGCATCCACGGCATCGCCCGCTGGCTCCGCGAGGAACGCGGCGACGAGCAACCGAAGACCTGGACTCTCGTCTCCGAGCTGCGCTACCTCCGCACCCAGGTCGACGCATGCGCCCTCGAGCAGTGGGTCAACGAACTCCACGAGGACCTGAAAGACCTCCACGACCAGGCCCGCTCGATGGCCCACGACGCACCACGGCCATTGGCTCACTGCCTCGATGTGGAGTGCGAAGGGATGGTGTTCTGGGTCATCAAGGAGGAGGGCGGCAAGCGGGTTGACGAGGCGAAATGCGCCACCTGTCAGCGTCGGTACAGCGGGACGGATCTTGTACGATTGGGAGCAGCGGAGGAGGTGGCAGGGTGACGGGCCGACCAGCAAGCATGATCCCTCGGCCCGAGGCACTTCCGGTCGTTCCAGCGGTTCACGTGCGATTCGGGATCAGGTACGTCGACCGGCACACCTTGTCCGCCTTGACCGACAGGTCTGTCCATACGATCCGCGTCCGCTGTCCCATCTCCTTCCACCATCAAGGCAAGGCGATGTACGACATGGAACTATGCGAGGACCTGCTGAAAGGCGTTCCGACACGCCAGCGCGCGGCGGCTGCTTGATCTGCGAGTTCGACCTTGTATCATGCCGATTGAGGGCAGAGCTATGCCCCGATCTCACCCACCCAGTCCGCTAGCCGGGCTGGGTCCGGATCTGTGGTCTGGCCTATGCCCGCCCGGACGGGCGGCCGGACCTCGTGGAGTTCGAATCCCACCCGTCTCTCCACTCGCTCTCCTCGTCTAGCCGCCGGGCGAGGGTGCTCAACAAAGGCGGCACCTCTTCCTCGCCCGCGTGCCCAAGTAGGACCCCGGAGTGGCGCCAACCGCTCCGGGGTTCGCCCGTCTCAGGGGGTGAATATGGACGAGGCACACTCCGTGACTGTCTACTTCTCCGGCGGCCCCTGGGATGGCCAGCAAGCCCAGGTTGAGCGCGTCATCGGCCCGGTGTTCGTCCTCGGCCACGAGATCGGCAACCACTACTGGCTGGACGTGAACAGCGACCCGCCCACCTACTTCTGGGATGCCGAGGCGTGAGCCCGCTCCCCGGCGACTTCGGCTTGGTCTCCATCTCCGGCATGGGCGGCTTCCTGGTTCGCATCGGCCAGGGACTTCTTGGAGACGGGTTCGGCGACTTCCACCACGCCTTCCTCGTCCTGGACAACGGGGAGATCCTCGAAGCCGAACCCGGCGGTGCCCGCATCGTCCCCCTGTCGAACTATGACGGCACCAACGCGGTGTACTCGGACTGGGACCTGACAGTGCCCCAGCGGGCCGATCTGGTGGCCGCAGCACGCCCTCTCGTGGGGACGCCGTACTCGTGGCTGGACTACCTGAGCCTGGCGTTGGTGCGGTTCCGCATTCGGCCGGAGTGGTTGAAGCGGTACGTGGCGGACACGGGGCACCTCATCTGCTCACAACTCTGTGACCTCGTGTATCTGCGAGCCGGGCTGCACATGTTCCAGGACGGCCGGGACCCGATGGACGTCACGCCGGGGGATTTGACCCGGGTCCTGACCGGCCCGGCGTGATGGAAGCCGTGTTCCGCGCAAGGGTCGAAGCTATGTACCCCGATGGCTGGTGGTACTTCATCGTTGATCGTAGCGAGCCATTTCGGCGGCTCGCTACGGGCGAGTACGAGAGCCAGCCGGAGGCATTGGCGGCCGCGTGCGCGGCGATCAAAGCGCTCAACGGCGAGCCGGTCGACGGGACTTCGCCGTGAGTGAGGTCGTCCAGACCATCCTGCTGGGCGATCCGTCTGGTCGGCCCGGTAACTGCCTGCAGGCCGCCGTGGCGAGCCTGCTCGACCTCGACCTTGAGGACGTGCCGCATTTCGCTGAGAGCGACGGCGACTGGGAAGCGGAGTTCGAGGCTTGGGTGGAGACGGCCGGCTACCGAATCGTCTGGCGCGGCCCGAAGGACGCCCCGCCCGCGTTCGGGCTGGCGTTCGGCTTCACGACCCGCAGCGGGGAGAGGCACGCCGTGGTGTACCGCGACGGCGCGATGGTGTGGGACCCGCACCCGTCGCGCGATGGCCTGACGTCGGTACTGACCTACCTCGAATTCGAGGCGTGACCCGGTCGCCTACGACCCCGTTTCCCCACGTCAGGGGGCGCGATGCTTGCAACCGCTACTCCCTCAGCCCAGATCGCCGGCCTCCACTACCAGCTCTTGGACACCGACGCCCGCATCGACCGAGCCCTTGACCGTGGGTCACGCCGGGAGTTCAAGGTGTGGTGCCAGCGGCGTGCTTCGTTGGCTGCCCGGCTGCAGTCCATGCTGCTGAGCGTCGCTCTCTCGTAACAAAAAGGGGCCCGTGATGGGCCGAATCCGTGATGGAGGAATCATGCCCAAGGAGAACATCAACTGCGCGCTCGTCGACGACATGCGCGTTGTGGTCGGCTGGGACGCTGGCAAGGACGTGCAGATCGGCACGACCAACGCCGCCGCGCCGTTCGTTGGTGGTGACGGCAAGTTCCCGTTCCGGTTCCTGGCGGGCGGGGAGACCACCGGCGAGTACGAGATGACCGGCTGGTTCGCCACACTGGACCGCGAGGGCATCAACCGCCTCATCCGCGCCCTGCGCCGTGCCCGGGACGCGGCTTACGGCGCCGACGCGTGACCGAGACCTACGGTCCCGAGTCAGGCCCGCAGCCTTGCGGCAGTGGCGCAGGCGGGACCCTGTTCTTCGGGAGCGGCGTCGAGGTCTTCGTGGTGAACGACGCCATGGCTGAGGCCGCGTGTTCCTCACCGTCCTCCTAACTTAGGAACACCACCCCAGAACCGAGGATGATGATGTCCGAGTCATTGAAGAGCCAGATCGAGCGCCTCGCCGACTTCATCATGGAGAACGTCCCCGGCGAGCCATCCGGCCAGGGTGGAGCCGTTGACACGGCGATCGACGTCCTGTCCCGGCACTACCCCGAAGCCGACGGCGGCAGCACCGGGAACCTCCATCGATCCAGCTAGCAGGGGAGTAGGCGTAGTGAGGTTCTGGTACGACACCGAGTTCCTCGAGGACGGGAAGACCATCGAGCTGATCTCGATCGGGATCGTCGCCGAGGACGGCCGCGAGTACTACGCCGTCAACAAGGACGCGCCCTGGAAGCGGATCAAGAAGCAACCGTGGCTGATGGAGAACGTCGTTCCCTCGCTGCCTCACGGACACGGGGACCGGCGGCTGCACATGCCGAAGTCGTGGCTGGTGGACTTCGCCGACCCGCTGGTCAAGCCGAAGGACCACATCGCCTCGGCGGTGGTGTCGTTCATCAACCCGCACCCGCTGGCCCAGATCGAACTGTGGGCCGACTACGGCGCCTACGACCACGTGGTCCTCTGCCAGTTGTGGGGGACGATGATCGACCTGCCCGAGGGCATGCCGATGTTCACCCACGACATCCAGCAGGAAGCCCGACGACTCAGCGTCACCAAGATGTTGCCTGAGCAGGACTCGGGATACCACAACGCCCTGGCAGACGCCCGCCATTGCCGGGATCGCTGGCGCTATCTCGATGAGGTCCGCCGAAACTTGGCGACCGCATGATCCAGCCCGGCGACTTCTACGAGGACGACGAACCCGTCGCCGACATCGAGGCAGCCTTTAACCGCGGCACGCTGGCGGTCTCCCGCTCCGTCGACGAGTGGGCGGGCGCACCGTGCTGGTACTGCCCCCACTGGACCATCACCGCTTCCATGGTGGTGATCCGCCCGACGGTGGGATGTGGGTGCGAGATGACTCCCGGATACGCCACGGTCTGATGGCCCTGACCTGCGGCTGGCCCGCTGGCACTCACCAAGAGGACGGCTGCTGCGGCGCACCCGTCACGACCGCATACCTGGTGAGGGTGCACAACGTCCCGTTGATCGACCCGGACTCTGAGGCTCACGAAGCGGTACTGCTGGTGTGCGCGAAACACACGCCTGGCCGTCCACCCTTCCCGGGACCGCGCGTCATGGCCGACCCGTGAGCCGCTGCCGAGGCCAAACCGCCGGACGAGTGGGGAGGCCGTGGCGCACCATCCAGGCCGTCGTGTTCCGCGAGGAGACCCACTGCTGGCTCTGCTCGGACTGGGTGGACCAGACCCTCCCGCCCGGGACGCCGTGGTCCCGGTCCGCTGACCACTTGATCCAGCTCCAGCACGGCGGACCGGGGAACTCGCGAGCCAACTGCCGCCTGGCGCACATCCGCTGCAACACGGCCCGCAGCAACACTCTGCGCGGGTTGGCAGCGGAGGACTGCGCCTGCTCCCTCGGCCTGCCATGTACGGCGCTCGAGCCGAGGAAGCGCAGCTCGCTAGTCGTAGACGCCGGCCTCGTATAGCGTGTCGAGTTCGATGCGGTCGGCTACACCGGCGATGAGACGGCAACCATCCGCTAGCCCAACACGTCTACCATCCGCACAGCGATGCATACAGGGGAGCATCGAGCGGAGGCGGATAGTGATCACAATCAGTCGGACCCAACTCATCGCCGGACTCGTCGCGCTCGCCATCATCGGCAGCGGCGCGGCCCTGCTGCTGTGGCCTAGCACCGCAGCCAGCCCGGCGAAGGTGGACCTCCGCGGCACCCTGACGCTGCACGGCAAGACGCTGCACGACGGCGCGGGGCTGTGCATGGGGCAGGGCGGGTATTCGGACATCACCGAAGGCGCCCCGGTCACGGTGTACGACGGCAAGGGTGCGATTATCGCAACCGGGCAACTCAGCCGCGGCGATGACCGCGGCTGGAAACCCACCGACGACACCGAGCGGTCCAACACCTGCTGGTTCGCGTTCACCGTGACAGCACCGCACTCCGAGTTCTACCAGGTCGAGGTGTCACACCGGGGCAAGGTCACCACGGATAGCGACCAGGTGGAGCTGACACTGGGAGGCTAAGACGGAGGCTGGGCATGCGCATCGTCCTACTGTGCGGCCCGCCCTGGCTAGCCCAGCAGTGGCACGCCCAGGTCTACCTGCTCAACCCAGGCGAGACGGAGTGCAAGCGCCGCGCTGTCTTGGTCCAGCGCCCCTCGGGTACCAGGAGGGCCATCGGGGTCTGGTACCACCGGTACAGCCCTTTGGTTAGGCGACTTGGACCCAGCGACCTTGGACCGCCGGTGGGGGAACGGCGAGCAACCGCGGCTGATGGTTGATTCCTCGGTCTGTGAAGCATCCGATGTGGATCATGGGAAGATCAAATGGCGGTGTTATTGATGATCTTTTAAGATCATCAACGGTTGACCCCGCTCCCACGCCTCCCAATTTCTCCCCCCGAACCACCCCGTACCGGGTCCGATCAACAGGGTAGGGGGTCGCATGGTCGCCCCGAGAAAGCTCGCCGCAGTCAAGGCCAGCCAGCCGAAACCCCCGCCTGACCTGCGCGAAGCGGTCGCCAACGCGTTGGCTGGGATGACGTGGTTGACCTCGAGCGACGACGCCTTGAAGGCGCTGGCGCTACGGCAGGCGGAGGAGATCGAGAAGGCGCTGGACCGCGCGCGGGAGCTCGAGGCGGTCATGGAGGAGTTCGCCGGCGACAAGTCGATGTACTCCCGCCTCCGGAAGCTCGAGGCGATGTGCGATGTTACCAAGACGGTCGGTTGGCTGGGGCCGCAACTGCAGGGTGTGCTGCGGGATCTGGGTGGGGCACCGGCGGCCCGCAAGGCGCTGCAGGCGGAGAAGCCGATCGGCGGTCGCCTGGCTCAAATCCGGCGCGACGCCGGCAAGGACGACGACTAGATCATTCTTGCGGGAATCCCCGGGGAAACACTCGCGTTTGCAAACGGGGGTGGGGGCGCGTGAACGGCTCGACCACCCCTCGACTGTGGACGAAACCGCTGGTCAACGGTCCCCCCGGACCCTGCGGCTGCGGCTGCGCGTTGACCCCGGCCACCTCCCTGGGGTTTTCGGCGGTTGAGTTCGCGCAGGACGTCATCGGCTTCGATCCGCTGCCGTGGCAACGCTGGTTGTTGATCCACGCCCTCGAGCTCCGACCGGACGGCCGATTCCGGTTTCGCAAAGTCCTGATCTTGGTTGCGAGGCAGAACGGCAAGACCTCACTGGTTGAGATCAAGAACCTCTGGAAGATGTTCGTCCTCCGTGCGCAGGTGCTCGGCACAGCGCAGGACCTGGACGTGTCCGAGGAGTCCTGGGACAACGCGGTGGAGATCTGCGAAGGGCTCCCCGAACTCGCGGTCGAGATCAAAGATGTCATCAAGGTCAACGGCAAGAAGGCGCTGAAGCTCAACAACGGCGCCCGCTGGAAGGTGAAGGCGGCGAACCGCCGCGGCGGCCGGGGTTTCACCGGTGATGACGTGAACTTGGACGAGCTGCGGGAGCACAAGAACTGGCTGCCATGGGGCGCGGTCACCAAGACCACGATGGCCCGGAGGAACGCCCAAATCTGGGCGTTCTCCAACGCCGGAGACGACGAGTCGGTCGTCCTCAACGATATTCAGGCGCAGGCCCGGCTCACCGTTGCCGAGCCCGAGTCGGACATCCAGATGGGCCTGTTCGAGTGGTCCGTCCCGGATGACGTGAAGTGCACCTGCCGCCGTGTCAAGCCGGACCCACACCGCACGGATTGTCAGCTCGCGGACCCGAAATTGTGGGTGATGGCTAACCCGGCCTTCGGCTACATGATTGATCACGACGCGATGCTGTCCGCCCTGAACAGTGACCCGGAAGAGGTCTTCCTCACCGAGAACCTGTGCCAGCGGGTGCCAAGCCTCACCGCGGGCGACATCGAGGCCGCGTCCTGGCAGCGGATGCTCGACACGCAATCCCGGCGGCAGGGCGACGTAACCATCGGCGTCGACCTGAATCCGCAGCAGGACAGTGCCTCCATCGGAATGTTCGGGCTGCGAGCAGATGGCCGGGAGCACATACAGTTGATGGACTGCCGGCCTGGGATCGACTGGGTACCGGACCGGCTGGTAGAGCTGCGGGAGATTCTGAACCCGGTCGGGTACGCGATGGGCCGCAACACCTACGCCGCCCTTGAGGCCGAACTGACGAAGAAGAAGTTCTTGCGACCCGAGAAGCCGGAGGAGCCCGCCCGCGGCAACGTTGCGGTGGTCGCTGGTGCGGACATGTCGGCCGCGACCGGGCAGATGCTCACCGTCTGCCGGCCGATTGTTGGCACCGACGGATCGCTCGACTACCGGGCTCGACACATCGGCCAGCGTGAACTGAACGCGGCGGTCGCCTCGGCCCGGGCCCGCGAGGGAACCGACTCGATCACCTGGTCCCGGAAGGACTCTGGCGGGGATATCACCCCGCTGAACTCGGTGACCGTTGCGAAATGGCTCTACCAGGCGTGGGCACATCTGGTGACCAACGACTACGACGTGATGGAGTCCGTGTACTGATGGGCGTTGAGGAACACGTCACGACCGCCCTTGACGCCTTGGCCCTGCTCCTTCTGGCCGCTGGTGTCCTGTGTGGCCTCTGGCCGCTGATCGCGGGCTGGTCTATCGCATGCGGAGGTGGCGTGGTGTTCCTCGGCGTGCGGGTTATTGACGGAGGCACGGGCCGGTTCCTGGCGAGGTTCCGCAAGGGTTCACCGTGAGCCTGTTCGGCCGACAGTGGCGGTCGTTCCAGGGAATGACTGCCGAGGACTACATCCGGCGGATCGGAGCGACTTCGGGTCGTGCTGCAGTCACGAACGACACGGCGTTGCGGCACTCGGCGGTGTGGGCGTGCCTGCGGTTGCGGGCGAACCTCATCTCGACGATGCCGGTCGACGTGTACCGAAACGTGCTTGGCCACCGGGTTGAGGTTCCGAAACCTCCGGTGCTTGTGTTGCCGGGGGGACCGCGGGTCGATACGCAGGAGTGGCTGTACTCCAGCCAGGTCGACTTGGACCGGGCCGGGAACGGCGTGGGCCTGATCACGGAAGTACACGCGAGCGGACTGCCGGCTCGCATCGACCTGCAGCCCATCAGCGACTGCGCCGTGGTTCCCGCGAAGCAGACGGAGCGCACGCCGGACGGTTGGCAGTGGCGGATCTGCGGGAAGCTGTACTACCCGGACGAGGTCTGGCACGAGAAGCAGTACACCGTGTCCGGCCTTCCGATCGGCCTTTCACCGGTGGCGTACGCCGCGTGGTCGATCAGTGAGTATCTGTCCATTCAGGACTTCGCGTTGGACTGGTTCGGCAATGGCGGCGTGCCGGCCCAGCATCTGAAGAACACCGCTAAGACGCTCACGAGCGCCCAGGCGCAGGACGTCAAGGATCGCTACACCGCTTCGGTGCAGCAGGGTGGACTGTTCGTATCCGGCTCGGACTGGGAACTGAACCTTTTGCAGTCCGAGGCGGCAGGGTCATCGTTCCTGGAAGCCAAGCAGTACGGCATAGGAGACATCGCCCGGTTCTTCGACTGCCCTGGGGATCTGATCGACGCGGTGGTGCGCTCCGGCCACATCACCTATGCGTCGATCACCGAGCGGAACCTGCAGCTGCTCATCATGCACATCGGACCTGCTGTGCTCCGACGCGAAACAGCGTTGGGGAAACTCACGCCCAAACCGCGCTACGTGAAGCTTAACTCCGATGCGCTGCTTCGGATGGACCCGAAGACTAGGGCGGAGATGCTGCGCCTCAAGATCATATCCCGTCAGATCGCCCCGTCTGAGGCCCGTGCACTGGAAGACCTTGAGCCGTTTACGCCGGAGCAGATCGCCGAGTTCGACCACTTCTGGCCGCCCAAGGCCTCACCCGCGACCTCCAGCCCCAATCCGCAATGACCGGAGGAACCATGACCGACCGTGCTCGCATGCTGCAGCGTCGTGCCGCAGCGGCGCAGGCGAACCCGGGCGAGGTGCCGAACGGAACCGCCCGGTCGCACGCCTTCGGGGTGGAGATGCGTGCCTCGACGGTGATCTGGAAAGAGCAGGAGCGGATCAAGCTCGAGGGCTACGCCTCCGTGGTCGAGAAGAAGTACCGCATGTGGGACATCTTCGGCGAGTACGACGAGGTCGTTTCTAAGGGCGCGTTCGACGAGACCCTGTCGAAGAACCCGGATGTGGCGTATCTGGTGAACCACCGCGGCGTCACGATGGCCCGGACCACCAACGGTTCCCTCGAACTTCTGGCGGATGGCAAGGGTCTTAAGACCTTGGCCTACGTCAACCCGAAGCGGACGGACGTTCGGGATCTGGTGACCGCGATTGAGGACCGTGATGTCACTGAGATGTCTTTCGCGTTCCGCATCGATGACGGCGAGTGGAGCGACGACTTCACCGAGTTCCGCATCCACAAGGTGGATCTGGACCGCGGTGATGTGTCAGCGGTGAACTACGGCGCCTCGCCTCACACCTCAGTGGCCGCGCGGCAGTCGGAGATCGTGAACGATGTGCGGCTGCTGCCTGAGGGGGCGCAGCGGGCGGTGGTCGAGGAGCTCAAATCGTCTCTCGACGCCCGCGAAGCGAACGACGACGAGGCGGAGCCGGAGGGGCGGGGCGAGGTAGAGCAAGAGACTGCAGGGACGCCCAGTTTGGATGAGATCCGTACACGGATCGCCGAGGACGTCGGCACGGGGCAGAGCGTGAAACTGGCCCGCATTCGCCTGGCGATGCTCGAAGACTGAAGACTTCCTGGCGCCGGCACTCAGACCGGTACCCGGGCGCATTACCCACCGGCAGTCAGACCGGTGGCCACTCGCATGGACGGCAGTCAGACCGGGATCGCGAGCACCCATTTCCGTGACTACCCGAAGTGGAGAGTGCCGTGAAGCTCGATGAGCTGCTCACGAAGATCGAAGTGGAAGAGGAGGCCACCCTCAAGCGCCGCGACAAGGCCAACGCCGAGGTGGCCATGATCCTCTCCCTGGCCGACCAGGAGGGTCGGGCCAACCTGTCGCAGGACGAGCAGTCCCGCGTCGATGAGCTCTTCGCCACCGCGAACCGGTGCAAGGAGGACCTGGTCGGTATCCGCCAGAAGCTGGCCAGCGCGAGGCAGGCGAAGGAGCAGGAACTGGAGATCGCCGAGGACATCGAGCACCGCGCTCCGACCTCGGCCGCTTCCACGAAGCCGGCCTACGACCGCGTGGCCCGCGTCGGCCGCGAGGAGCGCACGTACTCCCGAGAGGCCGACCCCGGTGGCGACCTGTTCTTGCGGGACGTGGCCGCGTCGTGGCTGATGGGCAACCCCGAGTCGCAGCACCGACTCAACCGGCACATGCAGGAGGAGCGGGTCGAGCGCCCGCAGTACCTCACTCGCGCGGCCGGCACGGGCGCATTCACCGGACTCGTGGTGCCGCAGTACCTGACCGACATGTACGCGCCCGCGGTGGCGAACATGTCGCCGTTCGCGGACATCTGCAACAAGCACCCGCTGCCTCCGGACGGGATGACGGTCAACATCTCCCGGATCACCACCGCTACCTCGGTGGCGGAGCAGACGTCGGAGAACTCGGCGGTCTCCGAGCAGGACATCGACGACACCCTCCTCACGGAGAACGTCCTGACGGCGGCCGGCCAGCAGACCCTGTCCCGGCAGGCAATCGAGCGCGGCACCGGCATCGAGGACGTCACGTTGGGCGACCTGTACCGGCGCTACGCCACGAACAAGGACTCCATGCTCATCAACAAGGCGACGGTCGGTCTGGCGGCGCTGGCGACCACGACCACCTACACCGACGCCACACCGACGGGCGCGGAGCTGTACCCGAAGATCCTCGCCGCCGCCGCCGGTGTGGAGGCGGCGCTGCTCACCTTCGGGCAGCCCACCCACGTCGTCATGCACTCGCGGCGCTGGCACTGGCTCAACAGCCAGCTCACCAGCACGTGGCCGCTGATCTCCCAGCCGGGCGTGGACCCGCGGGCCATCGGCACGAACACCGCCGCCGCCTATGGCACCGGCTTCCGAGGGGTGCTGCCCAACGGCATGCCGGTCGTGGTGGACAACAACATCGTCACCAACGGCGGCACCGGCACCAACGAGGACATCATCTACGTGGTGTGCTCCGACGAGTGTCACCTGTGGGAGGACCCCAACGCCCCGGTGTTCATCCGGGCCGAGCAGCCCAAGGCCGCCAACCTCGGCGTCCTGCTGGTGGTGTACGGGTACTTCGCCTTCTCGTTCCGGCGCTACTCGAACGCGGTCCAGTCCATTTCGGGCACCGGCCTCAGCACGCCTACCTTCTGAGCCGAACAGGAGCTGATCGCGATGGCCACGCTGGTTGTCAGCGCGCCGGACAAACCTGGGCCGAACGTCGCCCAGTTATCCTCGGCGCAAACCGGCAACGGTCAGTCGACCAACGTGGCCGATCGCGGCGGCTCCACCGGAACCGCGTTGCTCACCATCACTACCACGGTGGGCGCAACACCGACGTGCACCTACGCCATTGAAGGCAGCGCGGACGGCACCGACTGGTTCAACGTCGCGTACGCGGACGCCGCTGCTCCGGAGACGCCGTCGGTGGCGACGTTCGCGATCACCACGGCGACGACGGTACGGAAAATCCTCCGCCCCAACCATCCATGGCGAGAGTTGCGGCTTACATACAGCGCGAACACGAACGTCACCAACACGGCTACCCTGCACGTGTTTTGAGGATCGTCCGATCCTGGCCGGTCAAGATCCCGACCGGACGTAGTTATGTGGTCGACCATCTCGAACGCTTGGTTATCGCCAACCACGACTATAATGCCCTATCCGAGTTGGACGACGACATCCTGCTGCTCGAATGGGATATGGCGGTCGCCAAGGAAGACCTCGACCTCTTTGAGGTCCGCGCCGCCGAGCATCCCGAGTCCGTGTTGGTCGCTCCCTACCGGATCTACACTCCCAACGGCATTTGGGCCCACCGAGACTGGGAGGGCGACGGGCCCGGGGCAGCCGGCGCACGGCCAGTGCTCGAGGGTGCGCCGATCTGCAACCTGTTTGGCCTGGGGATGATCCATCTCCCCCGTGACCTGATCCGCAGGTTCATCAGTTCAGGGTGGGCGAGCCACTTCGGGGATTGCGAGTTCTCCATGTGGCACTACCACCACGTGTCCAAGGAAGTACCGATCGACTGGGCTGTCCGCCCGGTCCATCTTCACTGGAGTTGACGGCACATGTCGGAAGACAGGCAGATCGCCGCTCTGCTGCGGGAGCGGGATGCTCTCACTCGGCAGGGAAACACCGAGCGGATCGAACAGGTCGACGCGGAACTGAAGGTGCGCGGCCACGAGCCCCCAGCGACCGAGGACGCGGCGCAGGAGCGCGCCCGCCGGGAGGCCCCTAGGGGCCGCCGTACACAGCCGCAACAGCAGACGGGGGAATGACCCACATGACCGAGCCGCGCGTCTGGGCCTTCGAGGACCCGAACAACCCCCCGGAGCCGTGGGTGTGGGGAGAGAACCCGCCGGATTCGGTGACGATGCAAGTAACAACCGACCAGTCGGCCGTCCGGCGCTACACGCTCGAGCCGGACCTGACCGCTGAGGGTTCCTGGCAGCCGCTCGGCGTGCCGGGGAACTCCCACCCCTGGAGCTACTGGCTCGTGCCGAAGTATGACCCGCTGACCGAGGTCCTCCCGGAGTAGTCGGTGGCGCTGCCCTCGATCGGTTCTCTCGGGACAAACGTCGAGGGCTCGTCTACCTCTCTGGCCATCCCGCTCCCCAGCGGCGTGGTCAACCTCTCGGGTGTCCTGGCGTTGGTGTTTCTGGACAGCACCGCGCAGACCATGACGTGGCCGGGCGGATGGCAAGAGGCCGAGAATTCACCGATCAACGTCTCGCCTACCAGCCACGGCCTGCACGTGGCGTGGCATCGGGCAAGCGGATCAGAGTCCGGGAACGTCACTCCCACGTGGACGAGCTCGACGTTCGCCGCAGCGTTCACGGCGCGCATCGACAACATGGTCACGTCGGGGACGCCGTTCGATTCTCCTACCGGCTCGGCTCACTCGGCAGGATCGAACGTCACGGTGTCGCCGACGGTGAGCACGACCACGCTGGGCGCAGACCGGCTGCTGATCCACGTGGTCACCAACTGGAGCGGCGGCACGTTCACCGCCGACACGTCACCGGTATTCACCAAGCAGCAGCAGTCCCTCGAGAACGTGATGGTGCTGTGCACCCGCGACCAGGCGTCCGCGGGCGGGTCGGGGGACGTTGAAGCCACCTGCACCGGCAGTGACAAGTCCACCGCCTGGATCGGCGGCCTAATCGGAACAACCGGTGGCGGCGCCGGAACCTCCGCGATCCTTTCCCGCCGGCCACGGATCGGCGCACTGCTCGACCTGTGAGGAGAAACCATGGCTGCCCAGCGCGGGGTCTATACCGTCGTCTTCGACCAGCAGACCATCGCCGCCGCATCCGGCGACTACGACCTGTTCGAGCTCGTGCCCGCCGACGACAAGCCGCTCGAGATCGTCGCGATCCTGCTGAGCAACAAGAGCGAGGTTGGGGACGCGCAGGACGAGATGTTGGCCTACGCCATCGTCCGCGGCAACACCACCTCCAGCAACGGCACCAGTACCACGCCCCAACCGCTGGACCCCAGCGACGGCGCTGCATCGTTCACCGCCGAGACGGTGGGTTCAACCCCCGCCACCGCAGGCACGTCGGTGACCCTGATCGCAGACAACTTCCCTGTCCGCGCCGGGCTGAACCTCGTCTTCCCCGAGGCGATGCGGCCGAAGGTATCCCAGGCCAACACCGGCATGTATGTCCGGTTGACCACTGCGGTGGCCGACGACCTGACCCTCTCCGGCACCCTCTGGGTCCGCGAGCTGTGATCTGATGCCGCTGTTCGCCGCGGACCCGGTCTACAGCCTCCTTCAGCGTCCCCGCCGAACTTTCACCGCCGCAGCCGGAACCGCAACTCAGACAGCTATCCCCGGCGGGGCAACAGGCTCCGGCCCGATAGTGGTTGCCACTGGCACCGCGACCATCACGACAGCAGGCTCCGGTGGAGTAGGGGCCGGAGGCACCACTACCTGCTCCGGCGCGAGCAGCATCACGACCTCGGCTGGCCCCACCGTGGCGCAAGGCGCCGGCACCTCCATCGCGGGCGCCGCCACAGTGACTGGTTCATCCAACGTCGGGATCGGACAAGGCGCAACACCTTCACCAACTGGCACCGCCTCAACCGCCAGCCTCCCGGCGGCGGCGTTGGGTGGGAGCGGTCAGACGACCGCCACCGCCACCACACTCCAGGCCGCCATTCCGGGGCCAGCGATTGCGGCGGCCGGTTCACAAGCGGTCACAGGCACGACGACGATCTCCCCATCGGCGGGGGCCACACTGGGTGCCGCAGCCCAATCGGCCTTGTCCGGCACGGCAACCATCTCGGCGTTGCCGGGTGGAACGCTGGGATACGGGTCGACCACCACCGCAACTGCGACTACCCTGCAGGCCGCAATCCCAGGCGGCAGCGCCGGCTCCGGCCGAAGTTCGATCACTGCCGCTGCCGCCATCACCGCGGCGGCAGGGAACGCTTCGGGTGCAGGCGGCACGGTCACCCCTACAGGCACGGCGAGTGCAGCAGCAACGCCTGGCGGTGGCCGGGGTGGTACCGGAGCGGTGACGCCGAGCGTCGTCGTGCTGGCGGTCATTGGCCAAGCGTGGGCCCTCGGCGGCGCGCAGAACATCGCGGTGCAGTTGGTGACCAGGGGCTCGATGGGCCCGGTTTCCCGGACGACCTCGGTCATGAATCCCAAGGATCGCACCGTTGCCGGCATGCGCCCGGTGAATCCATAAACCTCGATTAGGGGAGCAGCACATGGCTAACCGTTGGGCGCCCACGATTCTCAACAAGGCTTTCGCCGGCGGCGCCTCCGACGCCATCGTCCTGGCCACGGACACTCTGAAACTGGCGCTGATGGCCACCGCATACACCCCGGGCGCCGACCTAACCGGTGTTGCGGTGTACGGCGACATCTCGGCATCCGAGGCGTCCGGAACCGGATACGTGGCCGGCGGCGTCACCATCTCCTCCCCAGCGATGACCACCACCTACGCCAACAGCTTCGGCCGAACCTGGGCGACGGCCACGGCCTATGTCGCGGGCGATGTGGTCCGCCCCACGACCGGCAACGCGCACCTGTACATGTGCGCTGTCGCGGGGACTTCCCACGCCACTACGGAACCGACCTGGACGACGGTGTCCGGTAAGGACAACGCCGCGACGGACAACGGTGTGGTGTGGACCGAGATCGGCTCCAGCATCATCAAGTTCTCCAGCTCCAACATCGTCTCCCCGTCGATGTCTTTGACGGGAATCCAGTACGGCTGGATCTACGACAACACCACCACCAACAAGGACCTGATCTGCCTTCTCGACTTCGGCTCGCAGAAGACGTGGACGTCCACTGTGGTCACGTTCACTCCCGACACGAACCTCGGTTGGGTCTACCTCACCCCCGCCTAGCTGCGGCGTTTCCTTCCTCCGATCCGTCAAATCGCTCAGGTTGGGGGATGAATGGCATTCGATCTCGCTGACATTGTCCCGCTCACCGTCAACATTCGCGACTCCGCCGGAACCCTCGCTGATGCTGGCGCCGTCACGTTGACGATCGGCGAGCCCGACGGCACCACGGTCACTCCGGCGGTGACTCACTCGGGAACCGGTGTCTACCAGGTGGACTACGCGCCAACTATGCCGGGCCGGCACACCGTCACTTGGGTAGCGACCGGAGTCAATTCCTGCGGCTTCTCCGACGTATTCGACGTACGCGCTGCCGCACCGCCATACCTAGTATCCCTTGCGGACGTAAAAGAGCAGCTAAACAAGATTGCCACGATTGACGATGAAGAACTGCGCCGACTCGTCGAGGCCGCGACCGCAGCTGTCGAACGACACCTAGACAAGGCGGTAGTCCGCAGGACCGTGGTGGAGAAACGGGACCTCGGTATCCCGAACACGCATGCAGCGCCGGGGATTCTGCAAAGCTTCGTTCTCAGCACCAAACCAGTGCTGTCGCTCACTAGCGTCGTGGCCGCGGATGGTGGGCTCACGTGGAGCCCCGCGAACATGAGCGTTACCGAGGGCGGCGTGGTGCGAGTCCTCGCGGGTTCTGTGGTGTGGGGTCCAGTGACGTTCACCTACGAAGCCGGGATGACGTTGATACCCGCAGAGTATGGCAAGGCGGCGGAGATCATCGTTCAGCATATCTGGCAGGACACCCAGCGCGGCCAGAAGGGTTCACCGAGGGCGGGGCTGGACACACCCGGTGCAGGATTCACATCGTTTGCCTACTCAATTCCCAATAAGGCCCTCGAACTACTCGGGGCCACTATCTCGGGGATCGCCTGATGCCCTCCCGGGTCTTCGACTCGATCGACTCGATCATTGCCTTACTGGAGACTGCCGGCCTGACTGTCCTCGATGGAACCGGGCTCACTGGCGACTACCAGGCGTCGGTGTGGGTCGGATATGACGGTGACCCTGATGGTGACTGGAAAGTCGCTGACATCGATCAGGAATGGGCCGGACTGGGCACGAGGGCGCGCAACGAGATGTTCGACGTCGTCTGTGCGATCGTCGCTCCCTACGACGGGGAGTCGGTGAAGTCCGGTCGGGACAGCGTGAAAGCCCTGTTCGCCACAGTGGAAAGCACCCTACGAGCCGACCCCTCGTTCGGATTCAGCTCGCCCTACATCGCGGGAGTCCAACCCCGCCAACTGTTCAACGACGAAGCCGGAGCACGGCTCGTCTTCTCCATCACCGTCAAGACCCGCGTCTAGGGAGATTCCATGCCCAAGTTCAGGCTGCGCTCAGATGCCCAGCCCGTCACGATCCTCGCCCGCCCAGGATCACCGGACGCGTTCGCGGTTGAGCCGGGCCAGGTCGTGGATGTCCCCGGCCAGCTCGTTACGTCGCGGGAGGCCAAGAAGGACGAGGCCGTCGAGCCTCTGCCTACCGACGCCTACATTGTGGCGCATGGGGACGAGGAGAGGGCGTGGCCGCACGCCCTGTGGGAGTTCGTCGATGACAAGCCGGCAGCGCCGGCCGTGAAGGAGAAGTAATATGGCCACCGGTACTGGAGAAGACGCACAACTCGGGCTGGCGTCGGAAACCCCGTGGGGAACCCCCGCCACGGTGACCCGGTTCCTCGAGTTCAACAGCGAGAGCGCGAAGTTCAACCCGAAGTTCCTGGAACCCACGGGCCTCCGTCCAGGCGTGTACTTCAAGCGGGCGAACCGTGTGCAGGTGGCCAGTTCGGACGTCACCGGCGACTTCGAGGTGGAGCACGCCACCAAGGGCATGGGCCTGCTGTGGCATCACGCCCTTGCGTCGGCCACAACCACTACGACGGTGATTACAGGCACGGCGTACAAGCAGATCCACACCCCCGGCGGGTACAACGGGCTGGGCTTCACCCTCCAGATCGGCAAGCCCGAGCCGTCTGGCACGGTGCGGGCCCACACCTACCTCGGCTGCAAGGTCACCGGCTGGGAGTTTAGCGTCAAAGAGCAGGCGATCCCGACGCTGAAACTGACCGTGGACGCCAAGTCCGAATCGACGGCGACGGCGCTTGCCGCCGCGTCATATCTCAGTGGCTCAACGGTGTTCAACTTCAGTCAGGTCACCAACTTCAAACTGGGCGGCACTCCCACCACCTCGGCCGGCGAGACCACGATCGGCTCCGGTGTGACGATCGCGACAATCGTCAAGGACTTCACCCTCACAGGAAAGGTCCCGCTCGCGACCGATCGTTTCGGACTCGGCAACGCCGGGTTGAAGGCCGAGCAGATCGGACCGAACGGCACGCCGACGATTACCGGCAAGCTGAGTGCGGAGTTCTCCAAGACCGAGTTCTACGACGTGTTCAAGGCGAACACCACCGTCCCCCTACAGATCGACCTGCAGGGCGGGATCATCGGTGCCACCGCCAGCAACTACCTGCTGTCGTTCATCCTGCCGGCCATCAAGTTCAAGTCGGCTCCGCCGATGGTGAGCGGGCCGGATATCGTGCAGATGACGGTGGACTTCGAGGCGTACAGCAACGAGGTTGACCCGGTGATCCAGGTGAAGATCCAGTCGGATGAGGCCACGGTGGTCTGATGGCCACGGCCGGGATTTCGATCTCTTCGCAGGGCGTCAAGGAGTATCGAGATCTGGCCAGGCGACTTCGTGAGGCGGGACGCAGGGAACTGCGGGCCGCCCTGCGAAAGCATATCGCCGACGCCGGCCGACCTGTCCTCGACGAAGTGAGGACGGCGGCGCGGACGCTCCCAGTGTCCGGTTCGCGGGGCGGTGGGACGGCGCAGCGGAGACGGTTCGCCACGGCGAACGCATCGGACAAGCGGAAGCTATCCGCAGGTCGCCGGAAGGTCGGGTTACGGCGATCGATCGCGTCCGCAATCAAGCTTCAGGTCACCGCGCGAGGTGTGCGGTTCATCGTGAACTCGACCCAGCTCCCGCCCGACCAGCGGACTCTGCCGCGCCACCTGGACAGCCCCAAAGGCTGGCGACATCCAGTGTTCGGCAACCGCGAGCAATGGGTCCATCAAGAGGGCAAGCCGTATTTCGCGACCACGATCAAGAAGCGGGCGCCGCAGTTCCGTCGGGCGATTCTCGATGCCATGGAAGAGATAAGACGCGAACTTGAAGGGTGAAGCAGGGTGAATGTCAAGTACGTGCTCGGAGACCGCGAGTATGAGTTCGACGGTGAGATCAAGGTCGAAGAGGCGATGGCTCTCTACGACAAGACGAACTGCGGACTCAACGAGATGGACGCCGCACTCAACAGGGGGAATCCGTACGCGATTGCGGCGTGGATGTTCATGCTCAAGCGCCGCGCGGGGGAAGCGGTCCGGTGGCAGGACATGCTGAAGCTTGATGTGCGAACCTTCAACGTCATCGTCCCTGAGGCTGCCGACAAGGGGGAAGGCGAGGGCGATGCGGTTCAGTTGCCGGACCCTACCCAGCCCGATGGAACGACCCCCGAGAGCGCTACTACCGGTACCTAGTCGCGTTCAGTTTCCATCCGCTGTCCTTGCGGCCCGGTGATATCAAGGCTCTCACCCTGACCGAGTTCGACCTGTATGCGGAAGCGGTCGAAGCCCTGGCAAAGAAGTCGGAGGGTGACCGATGAGCGACCTCTCCTTCAACGTCATCGCGCTGGACAACGCGAGCCGGACGTTCATCAAGCTGTCGGAGCAGGTTGAGCGGTTCGCTGAGCGGCTGGACAAACTGGACCGCAAGGACGTCAACGTCAAGGTCGACGTCAAGACCGACAAGGCGATCGGGAACATCGATCTCCTGGAGACGCGGTTCCAGAAGATCGCCGCCGGCATCATCGCCACCTCGGGGTTCGCCGGGGCCGCGGTCATCGGTGGGCTGGGCGCGAGCTTCATCGGCATTGCGGGGTTGGCCCAGAAGTCCAACAAGGACGTCCAGGAATCCTTCCAGGGGCTGTGGCGCAACATCGTCGCCACATCGCGGAACGCCACCGACCAGCTCGTTCCGCAGATCGTCGGCGCCGGGAACGCGCTGAGTGCGGAGGTTGTGAAACTCGGTCCGGAGATTGACCGCGCGTTCTCCTTCGCTGGGCCCAGCATCATCGCGCTGACCAACGGTCTCACTGCCATGGCGGACAACGCCATGCCTGGCGTGACCGACGCGATGCAGAACTCCCTGCCGGTGATGGAGGGGTTCTCCTCGCTGATGGGGCAGATCGGCACCAGTGCCGGCCAGACCCTCAGCGAGTTGTCCGAGCACAGCGACGAGTTCGGCGTCAGCGTCCAGTCGCTCGGCGGGGTTGTGTCGGCTGCCGGTGGTGTGGCGACGTCGGTAATAGTTGACCTGAACCACGTCTGGGCGCAGAACGCCGGCGGGATCGTCGCGGCCACCGAAGGCGTCGGTGAGTCGATCACCGGCGTAGCGGGCGGGGCCGTTCCGGTTCTCTCTGCGGGTCTACAGGTGCTCACCGGCGTGGTAACCGGGGTCACCGACGTGTTGGGCCCGGTGGCGCCGATCCTGGGCACGGTCGGCACTGCCGCACTGGCGACATGGGCCGCGATCAAGCTAGCCGGCCTCGCCACGACGGGAGTAAACCTCCTTGCAACCGGGGTGCTGAACCTCGGCGCAAACATGGAGGCCGGCGCCACCAAGGCGGCAGGGTACATTGCGGCCCAGCGCGGCGTGGCGGTTCAGTCTTCCGCTACGGCCGCGGCAGTGACGGTGGCGGGCGCGGCTACCGCGCGAGCCTCCATCGGGTTCGCGGCGGCGGCATCTTCGCTGGCTGGCCCCATCGGCTTGGCTCTCGTTGGTGGAACGATCTTGTTCGGGCTTCTCTCCGATAGCCAGGACCACGCGGCAGAGTCCACGCTACAGTTGAAGGCCGCGACGGACGCGTTGACCTCGGCGTTCCAGACCAGCCACGGCGCGGTGAGTTCGGCGGTGGAATCCACTCTCCAATCTACCGAAGTGTTCAAGCAGGCGGCAGCGGCCGGAAAGCTGTTCGGAATATCACAAGCGGAGATTCTCCGGGCCGTTGTGGACGGCGGACCGGCCCTGGACGCACTTCGCGAGAAGATTAGCAAGCTCCCGGCTGACTTCGGGATCGCTGCACAGGGCGGCAAAGCCCTGCAGGTTCTCATCGACATCTTTGACCGGGGACAAAAGGAGGCGGGGGAGTTCGCCGCCGCTCAGGTTCAGGTCGGAAGCAACCTGCTCCGGACGTCTGAGTACCAAATGGGTGCCGCCCGGACTGCCTCCGCTCTCGGTCTCGGCTTGAGTGAAGTGGCGGGCGGGTTCCGTATCGTCATAGCGTCGGGCCAGGGCGCGTCGAATTCACTACAGGATGTGTCGGCGGCGTTCATCTCGACCCGACTAGCGGTCGCGCAGGCGGTCTCGGGAATCCAGGAGCATTTCATCGCCGCCGACCGGGCCGTTGAGCAGGCGCAGACCAGCCTAGCCGACGCGAACCATTCCTACGCCGCGTCAGCGCGGTCGGCGGCCGACGCCCAGCACTCGCTAGCCGGGGCGCAGCGGGCACTGCGGGACGCCTACGCCGGGGTTGGGACAGCCCAGCAGGCGATGGTCCGAGCCCAGGATCAGGAGCGCCGCGCACAGTTGGCGTTGAACGAAGCTCGACAGCAGGCCATCCAAGACCTGAAGGAGCTCCACCTTCAGATGGAAGGCCAAGTCGTCAGCGAACAGCAGGCGCGGCTGCGGCTATTCGACGTTCTGAAGGAAGGCGAAGGTCTGGGCATCACGGCCGCCAACGCCAAGACGATCGCAACGCAAGAGATCACCGACGAGAACGAGGACAAGGTCAAGGCCGCGCTGGAGATTGTGTCCGCGCAGAACTCCTTGAACGAGGCGCTGAACTCGGGACAGAAGCTCCGTAAAGAGGTCGCCGAGGCCGACGCTGCGGGGGTGGACGGCGCGAAGGGCGTTGTCTCCGCCCAAGAGTCGTTGCGGAGCGCTCACGAGCAGGTGGCGTCGGCGATGGGTTCGCTGACGAAGGCGCAGCAGCAGGTCCAGGACGCCAACTACAGCCTCAAGAGGGCGCATCAGGCAGTCGAAGATGCCGAATACCAGCGGGAGCGATCCGCGAACCGGGTCCGGCTGGCCCAACTGGCGCTCAAGGACGCGCAGGACGACGCCTCACGATCCCTGGACATCAACACCCAGGCAGGGCAGAACAACCTGCGGCAGATTATGGGACTGTGGACGGCAATCGCCGCCACAGGGATGAGTACGCAGGACAAGTACAACACCATGATCGCCCAAACGGCAACGGCGTTCGGTATGAGCACCGAAGCCGCCCAGGGGTTCCTGACTAAACTGGGACTGATCCCGCCGGATTTCAAGTTCAACGTGACCGCGGTCGCTGGCGCGGATCTGCAGGCGATCACCGAGCAGACCATCAACGGTGTCAAGATCTTCACCTCCAGTCTTGGCTCTGGCGGTGTCGCCTCGTCCGGTCGTCTCGCCGCTGGTGGTCGTGTGATCGGGCCCGGTGGCCCTACGGACGACATGGTCCCCCTGTGGGGCTCCCACGGCGAGTTCATGCAACCAGCCGATGCCGTCAACTACTACGGCGTCGGGACCATGGAGATGATCCGGCAGAAGAAGCTCCGCATCATCGGCGGAGACGGCGCCATGATCCCCGGCTACGCCCGGGGCGGGTTGATTGACGCGTTCGCGGCGCTCACCAACCTGTCGACGGCCTATCTCACCAATGTCAACGCTCTTGAGGTGATGGGGCTCCCGCACCCGCCGCAGTTGCCGAAGTACGTCCCACCCTCGGTGATCGCCGGACCTGGTGGGCCGGTCAACTTCACCCCTGGTGCCGGGGTGGCTCAGTGGACTCCGCAGATCCTGCAAGCCTTGAGTCTCCTCGGCCAGCCCAGTACCTGGCTGGCCACGGTCCAACGAAGAATGAACCAGGAGTCCGGCGGAAACCCGACCGTGGTGAACAGGTGGGACAGCAACTGGGCGCGCGGCACGCCTTCGGTGGGGCTTATGCAGGTGATCGGCCCGACGTTCCGGCGCTGGGCGGGACCGTTCCTGAACACGCCACCGCAGATGTACGGAACATCGGTTGACCCGCTCGCGAACATCTTCGCTGGCCTCAACTACGCCATCCACCGCTACGGCTCCCTGTCCGCCCTGAACCGGCCCGGTGGCTACGACAACGGCGGCGCGATCATGCCGGGCTGGACCCCGGTGTGGAACGGAACCGGAAGGCCGGAGAACGTCCGCTCCGCTAGCGCCGAGGACGCGCTTCTGCAGGCGATCAAGGCCAACCGGCCAGTGAAGAACTTCAACCTCAACGCCACCGTGTACGAATCCACTATGGACGTGCGTGACCAGTTCCGGCGCATGGAAGCACTGGAGTTGTCGTGACGGAGACCGTGGTGTGGGTAGACGCCGATGGAGGGCAAACCACCCTCGAGGCCGAGGTGGGAATGGCGGCAGTCTCTGGCCGTTTCATGCCGCCGGCGCAGCATTCTGAGGACGTCGTGCCCGGACAGCCGGGGGCTCGTCTCCGCTCCAGCCGGCACGACGTCCACGAGATGGTCATACCGTTCTGGTTCAATGCCGCGTCTGATGGAGCGCTGCGGACCATGATCCGATCAGTAATCGACCTGATGGACCCGGTCCGAGGTCCCGGCAAACTGCGGGTCACTTCGCCTCTCGGTGATCAGAGGGAAATCACCTGCGTCTACTCCGACGGCCTCGGTCTCGAGGAACGCCTCGGGGAGTCTAGCGGGGCCTTCTCCCAGCTCGCCCCAGTTGCCTTCCGCGCGCACGACCCTTACTGGTACGACGTCAGCCCAATGACCAACGACTACCAGGTCACCTCGACCCCGAGTTTCTTCCCGATCTTTCCGATGCGGCTGACGGCAAGCGAGCTGGTGGTGGACGCGACGATCGTCAACGACGGCTCGGTGGAGACGTGGCCGCAATGGGCAATCTACGGACCGGGCTCGGCCATTGCGTTGCGGAATCTAACCACGGGCAAGAACCTGCTAATGTCCACCGCCACCCTGACCGCGGGGCAGACGATCACGATAGATACCCGGCGGGACTACAAGTCCGTACTACAGGATGACGGGACCAACTTGTGGCCGCTGGTGGACCTGGGTTCGTCGCTGTGGCCGCTCGCGCGGGGAACCAACCGTGTGCGGCTGGAGATGGCCGGGGTCACCGCGGGAGTTTCCCGGCTTAGCTTGTCCTACAAGAGAGCCTTCCTGTCGCCATGACTACGTGGACGGTGTACGCGCGGGACGCCTCGCTGCGTCGCCAGGGCGAAGTGGACGACTTCGCTGATCTCGAAGCTGTGCGTCGGTGGAACGACGTGGGGACGTGGACGATTACCGTCGACCGCCGTTCACCACTGGCCGATGTGTTGCGCCAACCGGGGGCGGGCATCCTCATCACCCGAGACGATGCGGTGTGGATGGGCGGCAGTTGGGACAAGGAGCAGCACTCCGTCGAGGGCGGCAAGGAAGTCCTGACACTGTCAGGTAAGGACGACAACGTCTGGCTGAAACGGCGTCTCGCATCCCCGTGCCCGGCGGAGATGTTGCCCCCGTACACCACCCAGGCTTATGACGTGCGGACCGGGGTGTGCTCCACGATTCTGCGGCAGTACGTCGACGTGAATCTCGGTCCGGGATCTGTGTCGACCCGGCGGCATCCGTTGGTGACGATCGGCTCGGATCCTGCGGTGGGAAGCACGGTCACCGGCCGGGCGAGATGGCAGCTTCTCCTGCCGTTGCTGCAAGAACTGGCCACCAACGGTGGCATCGGGTTCGCCCTGGCGCAGGTGGGCACGACGTGGCAGTTCCAAACCATGGCTGCGGTGGACAGCACGGCGGCCGTGAAGTTCTCCCGGGAACTGGGGAACTTGGCTGAGTTCTCCTATGAGGGCACCGCACCTGAAGCGAACTATGCGTTCGTGGGTGGTGGTGGAGAGGGAACCGCCCGGACCATCTACGAGAAGCCGGACTCTGCCTCCATCGCGGCGTGGGGCCGGATTGAGGGCGAACTTGTGGATCGCCGCGACACAACAGTCACCGCGGAGCTCGCCCAGGCCGCCACTGAAGCCCAGACCGATCGCGGCGCCAAGTCGATTCTGTCGGCCACGCTGGTGGACACGACGCAGATTGCCTACGGCCGTGACTATGACATCGGAACCAAGGTCACGATCGAGCTCGACAACCCGGGATCGACGGACGTTGTCCGGGACCTCGTCCGCCGAGTGACGTTGAAGGGTGATGAGGACGGCTTCACCATCACTCCCGCCGTGGGCCCCGAGGGCACTCAAGACGCGGGGCTGCAGGTATACCGAACGATCCGGGAACTCCGCGGGCGCGTCATCGACCTCGAACGGAGATGAGCCGTGGCCGATGTTTTGTCGGACATAGTTACGATCGCCACCGACACCACCTTCCAGGGCAAGGTGGCGGCCGGCATGGCATGGAAGGCCAACTTCATCTCCACGCAAACCCTCGCAATGGAGGCCCCCACGCAGACGGACAAGCTGCGACTGCAGTTGGCCCGGGAGATCATGCTGGCGGCCGGGGATTCGCAGTACAAGCTGGCGTTTTCCTGGGCGGTGGCGGCACTTCCCGACATTGCCGATGCGTCCGCCTCGGACAGCGCGATCCTGTCGGCGATCGATTCCTTGTGGAATGTCATAGCAGGCGTGACGGTGTAAGGGGATTCCGTGGCCACGAATATGGATGCGTTCAACCCGTTTGACGGGGTCTCTGTGGAGGAGGCGGAATGGCGTGCCTTCATGCGCCGGTCCTCCGTCTCGGGGGTGCTGCGGAACGTCGGGTCCGAACTGGCGGTGTTCGGGGACAGTACGGGAATGCAGGTGAAGGTTCCGACTGGCGAGGTGTGGACTGAGGGCCATTGGGGGTCGGTCACGGCACAGAAGACGCTGGCAATCACCTCGAACTCGTCGGGCAACCCCCGCAAGGACCTCGTGGTTGCACGATGTGATTTCACCAACAACCGGGTCGAGTTGGACGTCTTGGTGGGCACTCCCGCCGCGACCCCGCTAGTCACGCTCCCGACCCAGAGCGTGAGCATCTGGGAAGTGCCCCTGGGGATTGTCACCGTCGCCTCGGGCGCGGTCACCATCGCAGCGTCCAACGTTGCCGACGCCCGCCAGTGGGGCGGTCCACCCGTCGCGACCGGGCAGGACGACTTCCTGCTGTATGGCGATCGGGTGTCGTCAGCTAACCGTATCTACGCCAACACCGAAGGGTTGCTGGCGAACGGTGAGGTCCGGTTCATCCGCTTCCATTCCTTGGGCGCCCAGACGGTTACCCGATTCCGGTGCTTCACCACGGTCGCGCAGGTCGCTGGAACGACTGAGGTGCGGCTCTTCCGTGGTCTTCGTGGCAGCGAACTCTCCACCTTCCAGGATGTCACGGTGGCGCTCACTGCGACTGGCATGGTGGACGTCGCGCTGTCATCGTCGTGGACCCTGCGCCCAGGGGAAATGATCGTAGCTGCATTTCGGGTGAATGGCGCGTCCACCCAACCGAAGATCATGGCGATCAACTACACCACGACGACGGGGAACTGGTCGCTGCTGAACCCAGATCCCACGGGTAAGTACATGCTGTCGGGCTTCAAGACGACCACTATGCCGTCGAGCCTCAACATACACGACGGCTCGTGGTCGCTGAGCAACATCTTCTACTGGTGCGGCCTGTCGTAACCGAACATTCCGATCTAGCAGCGGGGAATACTGCGATGATCACAATCAAGTCAGGTCGGCATCCGCTTGCCGTCAGCCTCCTAGGTTTCCTGGCACTGTCCGGCCTTAGCGGCCTGGTGACCTACAGCCGGAGTGCCAGCGGGACGATTCGTTCTCTGCCTAACCCGCTCGGAGTTGTGTTCTATGTGGTGCTCTTCGCGGGTTCGGCTATCGCAATCGTCGGGGTGTTCACCCGCGGCCTGCTAGGGCCACTGCTGGAGCGATCCGGGTTGTGCATGCTGTCGGGCCTTCTGCCCTGCTACGCCATTTTGGCCATCGCGCGCACCGGGTGGCCGGCGATGTTCGTCGCCTCCATCTTGCTAGGACTGGCGGTGGGCTGCGTGTGGCGGATTGTCCAGATCGGCCGGGAGATGAAGTTGGTGCGCGTCGGTGCGGCCCGTGTCGGCGCGATGGATGAACTGGGAGGACGGCGTGAACGTTGGCGAGCTGCTGGCCATCGTCACAGGGGCGGGCGGTCTCCTGGGGACGATCGCGGCGCTGATCTACATCCGCCCGCAGCTTCGGAAACTGACCGCAGAGGGCAGCAAGACCCGAGCTGACGAGGCTGCCGTGCTAACGACCACGTCTCTGAGTCTGCTGCGGCCGGTCGAGGAGAAGGCAGCCAAGCTCGAGGCGCAGTTGGAGCGCGCCGAAGCGAAGATCGCCGAGCTCGGCCTCAGCTTGTACACGGCGAATGCTCGCGCCGATGGGCTCGCCAGCAAATTGAGCGGCGCGGAACGCACCATCCAATCGCTGACTGATCGTTTGCAGCTCGCGCAACAGCTGCTCACCGAGCACGGGGTCCCGTTCCCGCCCGTGGAAGGTTAAGCAAGCAGGGGACCTGAAAGGGTGAGCAAATGGCCGCATGGCTTGACTTCTCCGGCCGACCCCCCGGAGCCGCCGCTATCAAGGCACGCGGCTATGCCGGAGTGTTGCGCTACATCGGCCTCGGCAACGAGGGCAAGCAGATCCACCGCGCCGAATACGAGGACTACGTCCGCCATGGCCTCGGTGTGCTGCTGGTCGCCGAACTCGGCACCGGTGACGCCTGGGATGCGCTGGACGACTACGCCACCGGCCGTGCCCGCGCCATGATCGCTCTCGAAGACGCGCGTCGGGAAGGCGTACCGGACTCGGTGGGGATCGCGTGCGCCGCCGATGCGCACGCCTCGAGTGCCGCCCAGATCCGCGACGCCGTGCAATACGCCGCGGGGTTCGCCTCGGTGCTCGGCTGGGAGCGCACCGGGTTCTACGGCTTTTCCGAGACCTCACAAGCGGTGCACGCCGCAGGGGTCGTGGGCTGGCACTGGCGCTGCGGCTCCGAACCGTCCAGCGAGGACAAGAAATGGGTCAACTTCTGGCAGCGCAACCGTCCCCCCAGCACGGTTGTGATCAACGGAACCACCTGTGACATCAACGAAGCATTCGCACCACTGCAGGGAGATGACATGCCACTCACTCAGGCCGACCTGAACTTCTTCTGGGACGGCACCATTCTGGACGGCAAGACGCCCCGGCAGCGACTGGAGCAGGTCGAGGGATATGGCGAGCGGGTCACGCACACCGAGGCGATGGTCACCGAGCTCGCGAAGCAGGTGACCGAGGTGCGGGATGCCATCGCGAAGATCCAGGTCGGTGGCGTCGACGTCGCCGCCCTCGCCAAGGCCCTCGCCGACGAACAGGACCGCCGCGCCCGCGACGGCGACCCCACCACCGGACCCACCACCTGAAGGGAACCATCAATGCTCGAATTCCTGAAGAAGTACGCCAGATCCCTCGTCGCCGTCGTTGCCGCGGCTGTCGGCGCTGTGGTTGCCGCGAAGACCGGCGACGGGCAGGTGGACCCGTCGGAGTGGGTCAACGTGATCCTGCTGACCGCTGGTGCCGCCGCAGTGTTCACCGCCCCCGACGTGCCGGGTGCGTCCCGGACGAAGCTGGTACTGGCCCTGGTTACCGCCGGCTGCACTGCCGCGGTGTCGCTGGTGAACGACGGCATCTCGTGGACCGACGCCTGGCAGATCCTCGCCGCTGTTCTGGCGGTGCTGGGGATCTCGGTGGCGCCCTACACGCCCCTGGCGGGTCCGGGCGAGGTCATCGGTCAGTTCCGGAAGCCCTGATCGGGCGCCAGTCAAACCCGGAAGGCGGGGATACCTTCCATCACCCGAAGGAAACCCGCATGTCCAGAAACCGCGTATCCGCGATTCTGTCGATCGTCATCGTCACTCTGGCCCTGGCCCTGGCCGCGATCGGCGTCACCTCGGCCACCGGCCCCGACCCGGCCCCGCTCACCCAGGCCCTGCAGCGCACCTGCACCACCGACGCCTCCGGCTACTGCACCGTGACCCACACGCTGGGCGTGGTTCCGGAGGCTGCGGTGGTTACTCCGGTCATCTCGGTGGGGTGGCTGGACTACCACTTGTCGGTGGTCGCTGGTTCTCTCACCGCCACATCGGTGCGGGTGCGGGCGATGCGCACCGACACCTCCCCGCGGGCGAGTCTGCCGATTACGTTCAGCCTGGTGGTGTACGGCTCCGCGCCGGCACCGACGACCACGGTCCCGCCGACCACAACGACGGCAGTCCCCACCACCACCC